CCTGGTTTAACAGGACAAATCTTTAGGACCCCCCAGCCTAGGCTGGTTCTCCTAAAGTCCGTCATAGAGACGGCTGGGCTTTTCACCCAGGGCTTCTATATTAAGAAGCCATCTAGTAGCTCGGTTAATACCGAGGTACGAGAAATTGGATCTATCGCTCAAGGGGCAAATCAACTCACGTTGTTTTGTGAATGTAATTTACCTTGTCCAAATATGGAAAGAAATTAAACACTATCAATTGGTAGTAAAGCTTTTCACAGCGATACGTACCTAATTTAATAATGAAAATCAAATATATTCCTCAATATGAGAAGTATATCCTTTCAGCATTGAGTTGGCTACGGTCGATGATAAACAAATCATCTATTTCTACTAAACAATACAAAGGTGTTAAATCTTTGATTGATAAGTACTTCAGAATCCTCAAAACGAGGGGACCGAAGGAAGCTATCAAGTATATAAAGGAAAACCGAAAGGCTTTACTTCATATACTGGGTAGTTCGAAAGAAGATAGATTTGTAGGTTATGTTCCGAAGTCATTACGTTTCCTTAAAGGGGTAAAGCCTTCTTTACAACGCGAATTAATTCGCCTTGTATTTTCAGCGCTTTACTCTTCAAGAAACTTAACACTTCCAGTAACTCTTAACCATCAGACAATTACAGAAGGCCCTATTGAGGGTTTAAACCTAACTGTTTTTGAAAAATGGATTAAAGAGTTCTGGAAAGACCTAGGTTATGGTCCTTATCCGACGATACCTTCTTCATTAAGATGGAAGAAGAAATATCATCTAACCACTAAAACTGGTCCTAATGGACAAGCTATATCATCTAGTTTACTAGATATTCTAGCGATACCAGAGAGACTTGAAAATCTCCTGATACAGATAGGTGGCGACGAATTCAAATCCGTCTTTAATAATCTAAAAGCTTTTGTTAATTCAAAAGAATTTAGGGAATTGCCTCATATATCTAGATCGATAAGAAAGGGCGCAAACATTGATGATTTATCATCTTTGTATGTACGCCGAATTTCACCGATTTCTGATATAGAGGGGAAGACCAGAGAAGTTGCTATCTTAGATTACTTTTCTCAACAAGTGTTGAGACCTTTTCACAAATATTTATTTTCTGTGTTAAGGAAGTTACCTCAAGATTGCACATTCAACCAAGGATCTTTTATCGATAAATTGGTAAAAGACCCTCAGGATTCTTATCATTCAGTAGATTTAACTGCTGCAACTGATAGGTTTCCCGTTAAATTCATCTCTATAGTCATGAAAGGTAGAATTAAATCTACTTTTATTGACTGTTGGGAGGAAGTTATGGTTGGATTTCCTTTTGATTGTAAAGGTGACATACTAAAGTATGGAACCGGACAACCAATGGGAGCTTACTCTTCTTGGAACTCTTTTGCAGTAGC